GCGAACGTATGCGTATCGACTCCAGTGGGAATGTTGGAATTGGCACTAGCACCAATCTTGCAAATGGAACATTAAATGTAGAATCCAATGGCACTTCTGTTTTACAAGCAAGGTCAGATACTGCTGGCGTAAACGACGGCGATACTACAGTTGTTGTTTCTAGAGCCTTAAACAGCACTGCTGGTAAATGGGCTAATGCTATATATCGTGGCTATACTCACGCTTGGTCTTACGGAAGTAGTGCGGGATCAAATGAAGCCATGCGTATCGACTCCAGCGGCAACTTGCTGATTGGTACTACTAGCGGTAGTTTTAGTGCAAAAATTACTGCCGAAAATGCGTCTTCATATAATTTCGAATCTAGCAGAACGGGAACAGGGTCAGAAGGGCATGTTGTTTTTAGAAACGGAAATGGTGCAGTCGGTTCTATCTTTACGAATGGTTTAGCTACAGTCTACAACACCTCATCAGATCAACGCCTGAAATCTAACATCGTAGACGCACCTTCTGCTTCTGATGACATCGACGCAATCCAAGTACGTTCATTTGACTGGAAGGCTGATGGGTCACACCAGAAGTACGGCATGGTTGCACAGGAGCTTGTCACTGTTGCACCTCAAGCAGTAAGTCAACCAGAAGATCCAGAGGAAATGATGGGCGTGGACTACAGCAAATTAGTCCCCATGCTTATCAAAGAAGTTCAACAATTACGTGCACGAGTTGCACAACTAGAAGGAGTTAACTAATGGCAACATGGACAATCGCAACACTCGAACACAACGTAGCAGACGGTGGCGTAACAGTCGCACACTGGCGTGTAACTGAAGTGGACGGAGACTACTCTGCTTCTGCATACGGCACCTGCGGTTTTACTTACGACGCATCAAGCCCTGACTTCACGCCTTACGATCAGCTCACGCAAGATCAAGTTTTGGGTTGGTGCTGGGCAAATGGCGTTGACAAAGACGGTATCGAAGCCTCGCTTGCAGCTAACATCAACGACCAGAAGAACCCGACCACGGCTGACGGTGTGCCCTGGTAATAACTATAAGGAGCGGAGATGGCCACTTTGACCATTGGGGATAATGAGTACCAGATTGATTCACTGACCGACAAGCAAAAAAAGATGGTTGTCAGAATTGAATCATTGAAAGATCAGGTGGAAGAGCTAAACTTTCTGATCAACGGGTATGTAAATACTCTGAAGTCAGAGCTACAGGAATCCGAAGAAGGAGATTAAGATGACTACTTTAGTAGAGAAAACAATCACCTCGGCCAACTCCTTCACGGACGCGGTTCGTTTTGATGGTGATTTCAACCTGTCCATATCTGGGACATTGAGCGCAGGCACCACGGTTACTTGCCAGAGAAGTTACGATAATTCTACTTGGCATGATGTGGATACTTTCACGTCTATCAGTGAAAACGTAGGCTTTGAGCCTGAGGTTCTGTTCTATCGTGCTGGCTGCAAAACTGGTGAGTTCACTGGTGGTGACAGCGTGGTGGTAAGGATTGGCAAGAAGCGTGATCGCTACGGTGCTAGAGGCGTTTAATGCCATGCAAGAGGAAGCCAAAACAATAGTGGATGGAGTCGCAGTATCAGGCGGTATCGCTACGCTTGCGGGATGGCTTCCTGACATCACCGCTTTACTTACAATCATCTGGTTAAGTCTGAGGATCTGGGAGTCTGACACCGTTCAAGGGTGGGTCAACAACGATGGCTCAGATTGACGAGAACACCAATTTCGAGATATCGATAAAAGCGATCATCTCTATTGGCTTTGCCGTGTTCACCTTGACCACGGCTTTCGTCACCTTGGATTCCAGAATCACCTCGCTCGAACACGGTCAAATCGTTCAGAACATGACGATTGATAAGAACTCTCACTTCGTAACCAACTGGCCACTCGGGAATCTAGGGGCACTCCCCGACGATCTGATTCAGAATGCTGAGATCATGGCGCTCAAAGAAAAGCAGATCGAGGTCAAAGAGTTACGTGAAGATATTCGTAGGCTTCAGTTAGAAGTCGGGTCTATATCAGCTAAAGAAGCAACAATCGCTGAGAAGATCGAGACCCTATTTGATATCTGGAATCAGTCAGTAGTCAATCAGGCCAAGGATGGATGATGGAGACAGTAGATTTTATTGTATCGCTCTGGCCTATTGCTGCTGGAGTATTCATTCTGATCCTCACTATCGGCAAGATTCTGAACCGCTTGGACGTTCTTGAGTCAAAGATGATTGAAGCATGGAAAGCAATCAATGAGTTACTCAGAAAATGATTGAGAAACTAATAGGTCCGGTCTCTGGCCTACTAGATAAGTTCATCGAGGACAAAGACCAGAAGGCTAAACTAGCGCACGATCTAGCGACAATGGCTGAACGTCATGCGCAAGAATTGGCAAAGGGACAACTCGAAGTCAACAAAGTAGAGGCTGGTCATCACAGTCTATTCGTTAGTGGCTGGCGTCCTGCTGTTGGTTGGGTCTGTGTTCTAGGCATGGCGGGCAACTTCATGGTGATCCCTTTTGCTAACTTTGTCTTAGCATTACTGGAAATAGGTGTTAAAGTTCCGCTCATTGATACTGCCACCATGATGCCCGTATTGATGGGGATGCTAGGATTAGGCGCTATGAGAACCTACGAGAAGAAATCAGGCGTAGAGAGGAAACAGTAATGCCGTTACTCAAGGGTAAGTCTAAGAAAACAATGAGCAAGAACATCCGTTCGCTGCTATCTGAGGGCTATCCACAGAAGCAAGCAGTGGCGATTGCTTACTCCAAGGCTGGGAAGTCAAGAAAGAAATGAGCGAGTCTCTGTTAAAAAGAATCGGGGTCTCTGGTTACAACAAACCAAAACGGACTCCCAAACATCCAACTAAATCTCATGTGGTGGTAGCCCGTGAAGGTGGACAGACTAAGACAATACGCTTTGGTCAACAAGGTGTTAGCGGTTCGCCTAGTCGAGAGGGTGAATCAGAGGCATCGAGAAAGAGAAGAGAATCATTCAAAGCAAGGCACCGCAGGAACATCGCCAAAGGAAAGATGTCAGCGGCTTACTGGGCAGACAAGGTGAAATGGTAATGAGAAAACCAAAGAGAGGATTGTACGCAAACATCCAAGCCAAGCGTAAACGCATCGCTGCTGGATCTGGTGAGAAGATGCGTAAGCCTGGGGATCCTGGCGCACCTACGGCTAAGGCTTTCAGAGAATCAGCGAAGACAGCGAAGAAGAAATACTAATGGCTAAGGGCGTAACGCACTATACGAAATCAGGCAAGAAGCACACTGGCCCAACGCATAAGATGGGCAAGGAGCTTCACACTGGGGCAAGCCATACCAAGCTATCTAAACCTCTGTTTCACTATGCTCAACTGAGCGAGGCCGCTAAACGTAGAGCGAAGAAATGAGTTTTAAATACTTCACACGAGAGGAATTCGCTTGTCAGGAGACAGGGGAGAATGAAATCCAAGACTCGTTTGTCAACCTTCTCGATGTACTGCGAGATACTTGCGGTTTTCCTTTCCGTATTACTAGCGGTTATCGCTCGCCAAATCATTCTATTGAAGCAAAGAAGGCCGAACCTGGTACTCATGCTCAAGGGATTGCTGCTGATATCGCTGTTAATGGTGGGGGTCAGCGTCACATCATCGTGAAGAATGCAATGGCGCTAGGATTCACTGGGATAGGGGTTGCCAAGACGTTTATCCATGTGGACACCCGCAAGACAACCCCCGTAGTTTGGATTTACTAAGGTCAGGTCTGGGACTGTAGCCTCCCCTCCGCTCCCCTATGAGCTACACCGAGGTTCGATCCCTTGGCTGACCACCCCATACGAAGCCAATCATTAGCTATAGAACACATCGGCAGATCCATGGAACTGCATCCTTTGTTCCTGCAAATCTTGCAAATGTTTACCATGCCATGCCCTCTGGCTCTGATCGGCTTATTACAAAACCCGCAATTAAAATGTCGCACTCTGTTTTGACGCCACTTGGCTGAATAAATTTTTTTACACTCTTTGCACGTATTTATCCTACCGTCTTTCATGTTCGGGTTTGTGGAAAATGAGGTTAGAGGCAAATGCTTATGGCATTCAAGGCAGGCTTTCGCCTGCTCTTGCTCAGAATGGCAAATCATCGTCGAAGTCATCCTTCTTGGCTGGCTTGCGTTGATTCCCGCCCTCTGGTTTCCAATCGTTGATGGCTACCGTCAAACGTCTGGGTTTATCAGGATTGGTTTTCTGAGGAACCTTTACCTGGAGGTTAATCCATTCTCCATCTTGGTCATTCAGAAACCCAACCAACTCATCGGCCTTGATTGACAGTTCGCACACAATGAAATCCGGTGCCCGCTCGTGTGGCTTATTGGCAAACAATCCTTTAACAAATTTAACTTCGTTCACATTACACTCCATTCGCTGTTCTAAACTCGGTTGATTTCATCACTTCTCTTTCTTTAGTCGTGAACCAACCGCCTTTACTTGGGGCTTTCCACAGCCCTATCTTGGTTTGCTCATCTAACTCTGCCCACGCTTCGTGAGCCGATGATAAGTCATCTATTTCAATACCATCTCGAATCGCCATAAGGCTGTCAAAATTGGCGTCTACTAATTTTTTGTACTCCTCCTCTGGGTCTGGTTTCTCTTCTCGCGGAACATCCTCACCCGCGTAAATGTAATGACCTAAACCAAACATTGCTAAACACTTGGTCAGACATCGCATCATTGAGGTGTTGATTTGAAATGCATCAGGGTTACTGATGGCTTGGTTACGATGATTCATCACTGGCAACCACATCTCATGCGTTACTTCTTGGATGGTTACTTTGCATCGGACCATCACGGTTCCATCGGGGAAGGTTTCATGCGGCTGCATTTCATAGTTCGCATCGGGGAAGTTTTGTTTGGTGATTCCCCATGCCCACGCCCAACTCAGATAGGTTAGGTTGCCTTTCCGCTCCACATACTGCGAGCAATCAATCTTGCTCAAAGTCTCCCATACGCTCATTTCTCATTCCTCGCTAATCTATTCTCAACGCGCACATACAATGCTTCGAGTTTTTCTGCCAACGCTTTTAGCTTGCGCTCCTCCCAATGCGTTAGCTGGTTCTTTAAACACATGCGGTACAAGCCATGCTCCGCTGCTTGCAACTGATACAATCCATCCGGCATCACTTGCGTCCTCCTACTGGGCCAGAACATACGCCACGGGTTGCCCAGTATTCAGCCCTAACTTCTTTCTGGTACAACTCGTAATCGGCAACACGCTCCTCGGTATCGAGAACACGCAGGCTCAACTTATCCAGCAAGGCATAGGCAACTTCGAAGTCATCCCATTCCTCGCCTTCTAGTTCGATACGGTATTTGGAATCGCTACCCGTTACTCGCTGCAACTCAAACACAAAGTCTGCAAGCTGCGAGAGATCACGGTAATACTTTTGTTCATCATTCATCTATCCGCTCCTTTATCTTCATGAACACTTGCAATACTCGCACAACTAAAATAGGATGTCTAGCCGTAACTAGCAATTATTTTTAGGGAGCGATATGCACAGAATGAGATTGGGGTTCTACCTGGAGGAAACGGGGCGGAGTCAAACGGACCTAGCCAATGAGATTGGCAGAGATCGCAAGGTCATCTGGTGGTGGATAAACAAGATGGACGTGTGGGTCGAAGTCAATGACAAGATGAAGGTTAGGAAGATCGAAGCATTAAGCAAGAAGGAGCTTTATAGTGCAATGGTTTAGGTTGTACAACGACATCGTAGACAATCACAAAATCAGGATGCTGGCGTTCGAGGATCGCTGGCATTTCATAGCAATCATGGCTTGTCACTCGCAAGAATTAGGCGGTGGTGATGAGTTCTTCGAGCGGTCTTTGGCGATCAAGTTAGGGGTCCAAGTACGCGAATTGGAAGAGATCCAAAGGCGCTTAATGGATGTCAATTTGATTGATGCTAATTGGATTCCAATTGGATGGGATGATCGTCAATTCTTATCTGATAACAGTCATGCCCGAGTCAAGAAATACAGGGAAAAACAAAGACTTAGCAATAGTGTAACGAAGGTGAAACGTGACTGTAACGTTTCTGTAACGGTCCAAGAAACAGATACAGATACAGATACAGAACAGAAACAGAATAAATCTATAGTCAATCAAGAAAGAAAAATCATTCTCGCTCGCGTTGCTGCGCTCGGCATTGATATGGATTTATGGGATGAATACATAAAAACCAGAAAGCGACTCAAGGCAACCAACACGCCACGAGGTTTACGAACCTTGCTCGGCAGAATCGAGAAGTTTGTCAGCCAAGGGCGTGATGCAACCGCGATGATCGAGGAAGCCAACGCCCAAGGATGGAAGACCGTTTACGAACCGAAAGGAGATACCAATGTCAGCAAGTCAGCACTCGCGATCCTTAATCACACAGACTGGTGAGCTTCAGCAAGCGACGATCAATCGTCTGTTCGCTACGCTCAAACTAGCCTATCCAAACTTCAACCATGGTCAGGAAGGCGAAGACCTAGCGGCAACCAAGCGCATGTGGTTCTCGCATTTGCTTGAGTATCGTGATGATGCGATTGAGCAATGCGCTAAATCCATGATCGACAAGTACCCAGGTCGTGCGCCTACGCTCGGGCAGTTCAAGAAAATGCTTGAGGAGATCGACGGTTATCGGCCCACGGAACCCGTGAATAACTACCCGCAACTCTGCCGGATCTGTCGAGCCTATGAATTTACCCAATATCATCACGACATCTGCGTCACTGGATCGAAGTTATTACCAGTGGTCACTGACCAACAAATCGCTGAAGTCAAAACCATGTTCAAAAACTTGAGATAAGGTCATGGATAAACAGGCTGTCAGACGCAAGCACGAGGCGTACAAGGCGATTATGAAGCAAAGTAATACCTACCCAAAGGGTGAGGTTATTGAACCGCTAGAATTGGCCGAAATCGAGATGGTGCTACACGGCACTGATGACAAAAATAAACTGTTGGATATGCTGCGGAAGTGCGAGTTCACCTATCCGATGGAAGTCTTCATTAGGAGAGCAGGTAAAGATCGGTCAACCGCACAGAATCGGACTGCGAATATGTGGATGCGGGACGCGGCCAAGCAAGGGGATATGACCGCTGAGGAATACAGGGGTTATTGCAAACTTCACTTTGGTATACCAATCTTGAGACGTGACAGTCCCAGCTATCGGGAGAGCTATGACCGGATCCTGAGACCAATTCCCTATGAGTACAAACTTGAGATGATGCGTGAGCCTCACGGTTATCCAGTGACCAGAGGGATGAACGTTGCTCAACATTCTGAGTACCTGGACAAGGTGCGCGAACACTTCGAGGGTTTGGGGTTTCAGTTAAGAGATCCGATTAAGTGGGAGACATAACCTATTGATTTTTATGGTTAATCAGTAATGAAAAAATGCAAAGTCTGCGGAGATAAATATGAACCTAAGTTCACATCCTTTCAAAAGACCTGCAATGAGATGGCGTGCATACTGGCTTGGGGGAAAAAGGAAAAAGAGAGAAAAGCTCTGGCTGAGAATCGCAAGAAAAAGAAGACAGCTAGAGAAACAGATCGAGCCTATTGGTTACGTCGAACACAGACCGAGTTTAATAAATATATCCGAACCCGAGACAAGGGAAAGCCCTGCATCTCATGCGCCAGAGTAATGACAGGGCAGATCCATGCGGGTCACTACCGATCCGTGGGCGGTCACCCTGAACTGAGGTTCGAGCCGGATAACTGCCATGCCCAATGCGCCCAGTGTAATAATTGGAAGAGTGGCAACTTGACAGAATATCGGGCAAACTTGCTAGTGAAAATCGGACAAGAGCGGGTGGAGTGGCTAGAAGGGCCACATGAAAAACGGAAGTTAGGTATCCCAGAGCTAAAAGAATTGCTCGCCCATTACAAAGGACTGAACGATGGGAACAGTCACACTCTTGGACAAACGATCTGAGAACGTCGCGGCGTTATTCAGGCAGATAGCGAACGAGGCTGAAGCTGGCAAGATCTCGGGCGCGGTAGTTATCTGCGAGTATGATAACGGCTACACCTTGGACCTGCCTGGGGTGTTCTCCCAAATCCCTGAAGATCTCGTGCAAGTGATCGGTCGATTGACCGTGGCGCAGCATATCTTTTCGAGCATGTTCACGGCTCCCGAAGAAGAATGAACCTCTCACTAAAGCACTTGGAGTTCTGCTTGACAGAGCGCCAGAGGAAGATCGTTGAGCTTTGTGCCAAAGGATTGACTCTCAGAGAGATAGGAGAGGAGATTGGTGGCGATCATTCGAACATCCACAAAGCTATTCGGGCAATTCAAAAGCGAGCGGCTGGCCGAGGCTATTCCCCGAACGATGATCTAACCCATCCGACTGCGCCTGGCTTCACCACCAAACGAGTCTCAACCGCCTATGGCGAAGACGGTTCGATCAAGCTGCAATGGCACATTCAGGAACCGGAAAAGATCGCCTTGGAAGAGATGGTCGCGCAGCTAACGGAAGGGCTGAAGGATGAACTGAAAGGGGTCCACAAACCCCTGCCCAAACCCACCAAAACTGACAACGATCTGATGGCTTGCTACCTAATCGGAGATCATCATATCGGAATGTACGCCTGGGGCGAAGAAGCGGGAGAGGATTGGGACGTTGACAAATCAGAGAAAATTTTAGAGGACGCAGTTGATCGCTTGGTCGCATCGGCTCCGAACGCCTCGATTGGTACGCTTATCAACCTCGGGGATTTCTTCCACATCCAAGACAGCACCAGCACCACAGCATCTAGCAAACACTTGCTCGATTCCGATGGCAGATGGGGCCGAACCATTAGGGCGGGCACTCACCTGATTAAACGAATCGTTCTGCGAATGCTTCAGAAGCACAAGTATGTCCAGATCGTAAACGCGAGAGGCAACCACGATCCTGATGCCGCCTTGTTTCTAAACACGGCCATCCAAATGTATTTCGAACATGACAAACGGGTCACGGTCTTGGATAATTTCAATAAGTTCGTATGGTTTACGTTCGGTCAGAATCTCATCGTCACGCATCACGGAGATAAGATAAACGCGAACAGGCTTTATGAAGCGATAACCAGAAATCTTCGGAAGGAGTGGGGAGAGAGCCGTCGAACGTATTGTTGGTTAGGACATATTCACCATCAGCAAAGCAAAGAAATGGGGGGAATGGTGATGGAACATTGGAACATTCTTCCACCAACTGACGCTTGGCATAACGCGTCGGGTTATGGGGCCGACAGATCGATGACGTGCGTTGTCTTGCACAAAGATTTTGGAGAGGTCACGAGACTGAGAGTAACAGCGGAGGCTTTAGAATGAGCGTGTTTGACGATCAAGTCGGCGGCAACCATTACAAGCTAATGATGATCCAGCCCACGGAATATATCCTTGCGAATAACCTTGGGTTTTGTGAGGGAAACGTAGTAAAATATATCTCGCGATGGCGGTTAAAGGTCAAGGACGGAGAGGCAAGGCCCAACGTCGAGGATCTCCGAAAAGCCAAGCATTATATTGATATGCTCATCGAGCGAGAGGTGGGCGGCTATTTAAAATCTGAAGAAAGCGAAGCCCCCAAGATCGGGGGCCGTGTGGATTAAAGGTCAAATTACATCTGCAATGTAACAATCTTTTGCATCAGATTCATATAGGAAGGTAGTGTATTGATTGTCTCGGCATACAACCAAGAACCGATCAAGGCTATCTAAAATCACATCATATCCATCATGATGCCATTTGACCGACCTGCCATTCCTTGCCGCTTGCATTACTTCTTGAATGCTCATAGGTCAAAGATCCGGCGAACCTCTACGCACTCGCCTTGGATGCGTGTACCGTCTGCCTGGGGGAAGGATTCCCCACAGCCTAGCGCCCAATTTATGAGCGTGTAGGCCATGAGGAACGAGAAACAAACCAGAACCAAAACGGCGGCGGCTATGTCGAGATACTTTTTCACTTGACCGCCTCCTTAGTCTAGGTCTACCAGCTTGTAAGCAATGTCAACATCGCAGACTTCACTGGGTAAGAAGCTAAAGTCTGATCTGCCAAAGTACTGCTCGCTCACGTCTCCTATGTGCCAGTTACCCGCGCCGTATTCCTCATCGAGCCACTCGCAGAGATTGTCCACAAAAGCCTCATCATCATCATCTATGATTCCGCTGTAGTCGCCATTCACTATGGCTGACAGCGCAAAAGCGGGGATCTTGTAAGTGTCAATTTCGAATTCAATAGTCATTGTCTTGCTCCCTATGGGCGGCTTATGCCGCCTCCTCTGTTGATCGAAAAGAAAGGTCTGAATAGCTGTATTCGATAGAGTCGAAGGCATCCCAATCGAAGTCAATGACCATCTCGCGCAGTTTCTTTTCGTCGTGATCTTTGAGAGCTTGGGCGATGATGTAAGATTGCTTGCAGTGCAGAATGTCGCGGGGTCGGAAGGTGTCAAACGCTAGAGCTTGTTTGACTGCGTGAATAACAAAATACTTTGCAACGGTTTGGTTAGTGTGCTGCCACTTGGGAGCGTGCGGGCATGCAGCGCGAAATTGCTTTTGAATCTTCAACTCGTAATCGAGCATTGCTGCGCGGTGGTCGGTGTGCGTCCAGTGAGTGAGGGGATAGAGTCGGGCAAATCCGGCGTCGATAAGTTCTTTAACTTGTGCGTTGTTCATGGTGTTACTCCGTTCGTCTGATGCTTATATTTTTTGAGTAATCGCCGAAGCGATAAGCGAACTATGAATGTCTAGTAAAAACTTGTCAACCCCCTAAAGTAAAAAAAATGCAAAATAATTTGCTACAATGCAAAAAGTCCAATAAAATCGGAGGGTTAGCAGTGAAAAAAATTTTGAAAAAATTAAATCTCGAAGTGCTTTTGATGCCGATTTTCACCCCATTGGCGGTAGGTGCGGCATTCCTGGGCGGGTTCATTTTCGGGGTCATGATCTAATGCCGGACATGCGCCATAAACTCAAACCTGAGGTTGCGGAGAGACATTTCCCCAATTGGACACATGGGGGCAAGGGTCAACACGCAAGAAAGGGAACGGCAGAAAGTCGGCAAGCATTCCGAGATAATTGGGATCGTATTTTTGGGAACAAATCCAATGAGCGAGAACAAACAACTACACACTAAGACCCGAAACCGTAAGATACGGCAAGACACGCTCCGAGAATATATGCAAGAGCGCGGGTCTACTCAGCATCTCTTTGATTTAATAGAGAAAATAGAAAATTTAGACCATGAAAGCGATACGTTTAACGCTGAACTGTCTAAACTTAAAGCATCAGCAGATCTAAGGTTTAAGGCGCTGGCTAAATATCTCCCCGATTTGAAGTCGCAAGAGATAACAGCAGAGGGTGGGGATCCTTTACAAATTAAGATCGCTGACTTTAAGAATGCCTGAGATATCAATACCGAATAACTGGGCACCCCGTCCACATCAAATAGACTTCTTCCGAGCGATGGATAACGGCATCAAGCGTGCCTGTTTGGTGTGGCATCGTAGAGCGGGGAAGGATTCAACAAGCCTCAACTTCACCGCCAAAGAGATGTTCAAGCGCAAGGGGAACTATTGGCACCTCTTCCCTAAGCAAACCCAGGCAAGAAAGGCCATCTGGAACGGCATAAACAGCGACGGTCAATCAATACTCGATCAGGTGTTCCCTGAGGCTGTGAGAGCGCGTACATCGTCCCAGGAGATGATGATAGAGCTAAAGAATGGCTCAACGTGGCAGCTTGCCGGATCTGATAACTATGATTCACTGGTAGGCGCAAACCCTGTCGGCGTGGTCTTCTCTGAGTGGTCGCTATGTGATCCCAATGCGTGGGCATACATTCGCCCAATGCTGGCAGAAAATGGGGGATGGGCTGTCTTCATATACACGCCAAGGGGCAAGAATCACGGCTTCACCCTGTACAACATGGCAAAGAAGGCTGATGAATGGTTCTGCCAGAATCTCACGGTAAACGATACCAAGCGAGCGGACGGGTCTCCGGTGATATCACCCGAAGCCATCGAGACCGAACGCGCAGAAGGGATGGAAGAAGCGTTAATCCAGCAGGAGTTTTTCGGATCCTTTGAAGCGCAGATACCTGGGGCATACTTCGCTGACCAACTGCAGCAAGCAAAGGACCAAAACAGGGTCGGACGCATACCTATTGAGCCATCGCTACAGGTGCATACCGCATGGGATCTAGGCATAAGCGATTCGATGAGCATTTGGTTCTTTCAAGCTATGGGCAAAGAGATCAGGCTGGTCGATTACTACGAGTCGAACGGGAAAGGGATGGAACATTACATCCAGCACCTCACCCAATGGGCTGATCGTAACGGTGTGATATACGGTCAACACTTAGCGCCGCATGATATCGAGGTCAGGGAACTAACGAGCGGACGATCACGCAAGGATGTTGCTAGGGACATGGGAATAACCTTCCGCACTGTTCAACGCCCACGCACCAAGATTGAAGGCATACAGGCAATTAGGCGCATGTTCCCTCGCTTCTGGATTGATGATGAACGCGCAGAGCAGGGTTACGCTTGCATCGCATCCTATCATCGGGAATGGGACGAGAAGCACCAAAGGTTCAGGGATCAACCCGTACACGATTGGGCAAGTCATGGCGCTGACGCACTTCAGACGCTCGCATTAGGATGGCGTGACACCATGATGAGCGGAGTTAGACCACAGGCACACCGAGCGGAACTGGCATTCAATGTTTGGAGATAATCAATGCCCGCAGAAAAATATAAAGTGAAAGACCATCCTGAGCACCTTTATGTCGTATTCGGCAAAGACTCGGGGCATTGGTGGTCGTGGATGCTGCACCCAACCATCCGGCATTGTTACGTCATGAAGGCAGACAAAGGACGCTGGATCAGCTATGCAAAAGCTACCCAAACCATTGATTTGTTTACTATTGACCAAACAGAGCATAAAATCGGGACCAACATCATCAGAAAGGCGCGAAGACGCTACGCGAGACAAGGGCTATTCATGCTCAACACTTGCGTTGGACACGCGAAACAGATTCTAGGGATTAACAAACCATTCATTTGGACACCCTATCAACTCTTAAAATACTTGGAGGCTAACCCGTGAAGAAACCCAAGGCACCAAAACCCACCGCACAGCAACAAGCGGTAGAGATGAGACAGCAACGCGCACTCGATGAAGAGATCGCGGAACAAGAACAACGATTCAGGGCACTAGCACGCGGGAAGTTAGGCACTGCGTCATTGCTCGGTGGCGCTCCCAGAAGCCGTCAGGAGGCCGCTATGGGTCGTGCAACTGCGGGTGGTGGAGCAGTAGCGGGTCGGTCCCTAATCGGCGGTAGAGGCGCAATGCGTGGCGCTGGTGGACGTGGGGCGTCTATTCCAGGCTTTATGGGTGGATCAATCCCTAACATTTCGGGTATGTAAACATGCAATTACCTCCCCACCTAGGCGGTGTACAGGATCTCGTTAGGCGAGAACAAAAGGCATTCGATCATCAGGCCATGTGGCATGAACAATTAACGGATGTTTACGAATACTTCCTGCCTCAGCGGAACCTTTTTGAAGTCGAGGACAAGGGCCAGAAGAAAATGGACCGCATCTTCGACTCAACGGCTCTCACGGCTATTCAACAAGGCGCTAGTAAACTGCAAGAAAACATCGCGCCGATATGGTCACGTTGGGCAACCTTCCAGCCATCCAATGAAGTGATCCGAATGGTTGAATCTGGTGACTACGGGGTCACTGAACAAGACATTCGAGAGAACCTGGACGAGCAAGCCGAGACGGTTTTTGACTATATCAACCGATCCAACTTTGCGACTCAGTTTTATGAGTCAGCGTTAGACCTTCTGATCGGTACTGCTACCCTGCGGATCGACGAAACAGACGATGAATCCATGCCGTTCTGTTTCCACTCTGTTCCACAAAAGGGAATCGCGTTCGAAGAAGGACCATACGGAACCATTGAAACCCATTGGAGACGATTCAAGGTCAAGGCTCGACTACTTGAGAGGATGTGGCGAGGGTTTGAACCGTCAACCAACGTTCGGCAGATCATCGAAAACTCACCCGACTCGGAGATTGAGGTCTCAGAAGGCGTGATCTATGACCCTAAGACTAAAAAATACTACGGAGTCGTGTGGGTCAAGAGAGAAGAACGCTTTTCGTGGGTTGAGGACTTTGGCGAATCATCACCTTGGGTCACTGGACGTTATACAAAGGTAGCGGGTGAGGTCCGAGGCCGTGGTCCGGCGATGCAATGCCTACCGGATGTGCGATCACTCAACAAAGCAAAAGAGTTTGTGCTGCAAAAAGCGGCGATTGATTTGGCGGGGATGTATACCGCAACCGATGATGGGGTGATGAATCCCTACAACATCACGATATCGCCAGGGATTGTGATTCCGGTAGGGTCTAATAATACCAACAACCCATCGATTCAACGTTTGGACACCGGAGCCAACCTACAACTGGCACAATTCGAGATCCTAGAACTGCAAACGTCAATCAAGACCGCTCTGTTCAACGATCTTCGAGATCCAACGGGTCCGGTAAGGACTGCAACTGAGATCGCTATTGAAACCAGAGAGTTAGCTAAGCGTATCGGGTCAGCATTCGGCAGACTTCAAACCGAAATGCTAGTGCCTATCCTCAAGCGAGTGGTGAACATTTTGACTAGGCGCGGACTGGTCACACCTATTCAACTTGATGGGCGAGATGTTGAGATTAAATTCACGTCACCCTTGGCCAGAGCGCAGGATGGTGAGGATATTCTCAACGTCCAACAAGCGGTTCAGTTTGTTATGAGCACTGCGGGACCGGAACAAGTCTTAATGGCGTTCAAAACTGAGAACTTTGGCGCATGGGTAGCGGAAAAAACGGGGATGCCGATGGAGTTAGTGCGTGATGACGCTGAGAAACAACGAGTCATCGAAGCTGGCGCACAAGCTCAAATGGCGCAACAAGCGCAAGGCGCTGGGCAGGCAGCTAGCGGACAGCCGCCACAATTACAGGTAGTTCAATGAGCTGGGATGATCTCGAAGTAAGCCAAGAAAAGGCAAACGAGACCAGGGAGCGGATGAGGGAAAAACAGGTAGAAACGGCCAAGCTGTTTCACCGATGCTTTGGGACTGAGGAAGGGACCAAAGTCATGCAGGATTTGATGACGCGATTCATCATTGACAATTCAACCCCGTTCAACTCCCCTAATGTAAACTATGAAGCGGCGTATCATAACGGCGAGGCCGGAGTGGTACGCTTTATTCTTAATCAAATCAGGCTTGCGGAGGAGCTATGAATACGTCATTGAGCGAGGCAGAAGTCGAAGAGACTCAAGAAGAACCTAAAAAAAGAGGCAGACCGCCAAAGGAAAAGAAAGCTGAGGTCATCTGTGACCATAAAGACCATCTGAAAAAATATGGCTTTGATTTCAAATGGTTAGATAAACTGACCGATGAATACGGGTTTGAGAAATACGAATACCTGCACAAATTTCGCGCTTTCCGGTGCTACAAAGATGGGATGCACGTCGATTGGATCGACATAAACACCCTCTCTTTGTTAAACGGAGGCCGAAGGCTTGAGCCAATCTTGCTCAGGCACCAACCTGTCCCGCCACGTCGGGCCATCATTGAATATCCTTGGAGAAACTTATGAGCGAACAGATCGCGGATAGCGGCACTCTGGAGCAAGAAACCCTCACATCTCTTGTAGACGCCGCAGAGCCTACTTTGAGCGAGGGTGAGTATTTCCTCACAGAAGGCATTAAAGGCGTAGGAGACACGCCAGAGTGGTTTAAGGGCGATAGATACAAGTCAGTGGCAGATCAAGCCAAGGCTTACACCGAACTAGAGAAGAAGTTTGGCGCATTCAAGGGCGCACCTAAAGACGGGTACTCATTACCCGAAGGTGTGGAGAAGGATGACGAGCTACTTCAGGAATTGATCGGGTTTGCCAACGAATCGAATATGTCTCAGGACTATTTCAATCGTGCTTGGGAACTATTGATCGCACAATCTGAAGCTGTGGAAGAGGTTTCGGCTGAGACTGAGATTGCAAAGCTGGGTGACAACGGCGTCGAAAGAATCAAGGTTGTCGAACAGTTCATGAAGAACAATCTTGATGACGATACTTACGAACGAGTCCGCTATGCGGTCAATTCGGCTGAGTCAGTCATGCTGGTTGAGGCCCTGATTAACGCGACTGCTCCGGCTAAACTGCCGATTGATGGTTATGTCGAGCCTGGTGGCGTTACCTGGTCAGACATCGAGGCTGAAATGTTCCGTAAAGACGAGCATGGCAACCTTCTGAGATCGGTAGACCGTAATCACGAGGCCAAGATTCAGCGAATGATGAAGGAGTTTGGTGGGGATAGACCCTACGTGCAAACTTTAGGCTAAGTATTTGCAAACATTGAAGTTATTGCTATTATAGCAATGTCGGGCACTCCAACCGGATCCGGCAGATTTGGGTTGTAGACTGACCGATCTGTCGGACACTCAGTCGAAAACCTCAGAAAAGTAGATGTTTCATGTGAAACGTCTCGTTAAATTTATTTGACACTTGAGGAATAGACTAATGTCAAAGAATCTTTCTGCTGTAGCAGTAACAGAATTTGACAGTATGGTAAAACATGCCTATCAGGGCATGGGCCTGCTGAAGAATGCTGTAACTGTCCGTAACAACGTTGTAGGCGATACCTACAAATTCCGTCGCATGGGCAAGGGCCTTGCGAATCAAAAATCAACTTCTGATCTTGTCACTCCGATGGACGTGGCTCACGAGTTCAAGACGGCTACTTTAGCCAACTGGAACGCGCCTGAGTACACCGATATCTTTGACGCTGCTGAAGTAAACTTCGACGAGAAGCAAGAACTGGCAAACACCATTGCTGGCGCTTTGGGTCGTCGTTGCGACCAGCTTGTGATCGACGCTATGGACGCTTCCACGCCTTTGACAACTACGGTTGCCGCTGGTGCTGCGAACCTGACGATGGCGAAGGTTATCCAAGCTGCTGTCGAACTCAAAGATCAAGGCGTACCCAACACTGAGCTTTATGCTGCAATCGAAGCTGAAGGTTTGGGCGGTCTCTTGGTTGACGAGAAAGCAACGTCTGCTGACTATCAAGCTATCAAGGCACTGGTTTCAGGTGAAGTAGATACCCTCGTGGGCTTCAAGTTCATCATCATCGAAACTCGTACTGAAGGTGGCCTGACTGAAGCTGCCAACATCGTAGACTCTTGGTTCTTCCAAAAGCCTGCTGTTGGTCTTGCTATCGGCATCGACATGAAAACTGAAATTAACTGGATCCCTGAGCGTACTTCTTGGTTGACCAACGGTATGCTGAAGGCTGGCTCTGTCGTTCGCGACGAGGGCGGTTTGGTTAAAGTTCAGTACGACAAGACTGCGTAAGGAGGACTAAAAAATGGCTTTCGATATCACTAAGTTCTCTCGCATTGGCGGTTCAGGCGATGCTCAAAAGCTTTATGCTTACTCATCACCTGATTCAATCGCCACGGTTACTGGATCGGATTATTTCCTTCCGGTAATCAACGAGCTGCAAGTCAACGATGTAATCCTGGTAAGCGACTCGGACGCTGCTGCTGTTACGATCACTTTCGTGAAAACTAACAACGGTTCAACCATCGACTGCGCTTCTGGTACTGCACTCGGCGATAGCTAAATAGTCGGGGGGCTTCGGCCCCCCATTATTTTCGAGGTCTTTATGGCATCCAAAATTGATCTGGTTAGTAACGCTTTGGTATTAATCGGAGATTCTCCCCTGACTTCCTTAACAGGATCATCCAGGGCGCAAGAGGTTGCTAATAAGCTCTACGACAACATTGTCCAAAATGAACTAACTAAGTTCAGGTGGGGTTTTGCTCGCAAGAAAGCGCAAATCTCGCTGACCACCGATGTTCCGGTGGACGATGAATACAGGTCTATCTATCAACTTCCTACTGATAGACTCTTCATTATCAAACTTTATCCGAATCAGAACTATCAGTTATATGGCGACAAGCTGTATACAAACAATTCTGGTCCGTTGTATGTTGATTACATTTATAACGCGCCTGAAAACGAATGGCCCGTTTACTTTTCCAAGATGATTGAGTATGCGCTAGCAAAAGACTTTGCTACAAGCATTCGAGATAGCGTCGCAGCACGTCAAGAGATGGCTGCTGAGTACGTCAACGCATCTAGGATGGCCCGCTTTACTGATTCGCTTCAGTACCCACAAACCCCAATCCAGAGTAATCCCTTTGTCGATGTGAGGTACTAATGGCTTTCACCAATGAAACA